AGTCTCAGATATTCCAGCATTTGTTTCGCTTGTAGCCGCATTAGCAGCTGATGTACCCGCAGAAACAGCATCAACAATTAAGTCGAAATGATTTGTATCTGTAAGCAAATCACCAATAGTTGAATCAGCAGTACAAATATAAATATTGTCTAGCTCTGCCGCAGTTGTTGACTTGATGATATCGTGCTTAACATAAGCGGCTGTGGTTATTGTGGCATCTGCACCTTTATAATCACCAATGGTTGTTGATACCGTTACACCACCGTTGGCATCAAATGATAGAAACTTGTTAGCTCTGGTTGCTGATGAAGGCAAAGTAATTGAAGCGGCAGTATCAGAATCTGCCAGTTTCATTGTACGGCCAATTTTAGTTTCTAACTCTTGCTCAATAGCAATAATCTTGTCTAGCTCAGTATTAAGTGACGAGATGTTAAAAGGTCCTGATGTTGGAAAGTCTGTAGTTCTTTCTACAGGAATGTCTCTAAAAAGAGTAAATGTGTCTGTCCCTGCTGTATAGCTATCACCAAGAGTGACATAACCACCAGAAAAGCCATCATCTACAGCAGTTCCAACAACAGCAAAAGTACCAGTGCCAGTACCTCTTGATAGTGTAGTGTCTACACCAGCCGCAGTTGTCACAATAACATTTATGTCATCGAGATCAAAGAACGGGAAATCAATCGTTAACTGCGTTGTGTTGGCAGTTACCGCTTGGGTGTACTGGACTCTAGCGTCATCATCTGCAATTTCTATAGTAGCCATACTTTATCTATTCCCTATTGCTGGTTTGCTGTCTATTCACATTACCTTCCCCAAAAACTCCATCATATATAGGGTCTAAGTAAAATAAATTTCCTGTTGGAAAGAAAAACCTAGAGTTTCTTAAGGTTTTCTCATCTGCATTAAATGTAATAACATCAGATGCAACATCTGCCATATTTATTAAGTTACTTGCTGTAGGTCCTGCAACTGCACCAGCTTTTGCTCCAAAAGGCATTTGATATTGTGGCTGGTCAGTAAAGAAAGGACGCATACCTAATTTATGGTCGCTAATCTTTTCAATAGCATTATTAACATCTGTAAACCATCCACCTATGCCAGACCTGTCAATTGCATTTATTAGCTTTGTACCAACATCTTCATCAGAGTCTATACCATATTGTAATCTTTTAATTTCGTTTATAATGCCAGCTAAACCTACAATCAAAAATGCACCTTGCCAAAAAGCACCATCTTTTTCTTGTAAGCCAGCAGTAAGCATTCTCACCATAGCCCCCTGACCATAAGACTTAAACTGAGTAAGCATTGAGCCAAACTCAGTAGATGTCCATAATGCCCTGTCTCCAGCCCCAGGAGTTATAATTATTCTTTCTACATTTTGGTTTAGAGCGTTTCTAAACTTCAACCTCATTGTAGGGTCAGTCCAAGCCTCTGACTCAGGTAGCCACTCTTTGCCTTCTTTCCTACCAAACTGACGTATTTGCTGTTGCATACGCATATGGTCTTGCTCACCAATGCCGTTCTTTAAAAACTTTTCTTGGTCTGCTTTTGTTAACTTTGACCAAGGTTTCATTAAACCTTCAGTCATTCTTAACATTGTCATGTTACCAGCCATTTCTTTTAGTGCCTGATTCCATATATTTAAACCGTTAAACAAGAAAAACATTCCAGTTGCTTGGTTTAACTTTCTCTCAACCCCGTATCTTGAACCAAACAAATCACCTAAATCAGACATAGCGTGACTTCTCAAACCAAGACTTGCATCTACAGCAATAGCCGCTTGGTCTAACTCTCTTCTTCCTAACTGACGAACTAATTTTGCTTGTCTATCAAATAAAGTAGCAAAACCCTTTGAATAGGCGTTTTCAAAACCCTCTACCATAACGAGTCTAGCAACATCAGGAACAGAAGACACAACAGCACTTCCCATGCCAGCAAGTGTATTTATAGATTTCATTGTTCTTATAAATCTACTAGACAAAGCATGAGGGTCTTTAGAAGCTCCATAAGTACCACGAAGTCTATCACGCAAACCACGAACATCTCGAATGTCTGCTTCCATTGCTTTTTTAAGCTCACCACGCTTTGCGGCATTAGGAGCTTCTTTCATTAGTTTACTATACTCTTCACTAATATCATCTATTACACTTGACATACTAACATCGCCATACTTGCGAGTTAGTTCAATGTCCATGCCCATAGTCTTTACATGATGGCGCAGAAGTGTCTCTACGTCATTCTCAAGAAATTCTTCTAACAAGTCATCAGGAATATCTAATGTTCTAGCTTGTGCGCCAGATGGCGTTTTAATCCAATCAAGATTATCACTTACACCTTCTAAATCTACATAAGGCCTTCTGTGTGTAACAGTGTCCAAAACATCATTTGCGTAAGCTTTAGCCGATTGTGCATCTAACCGTAAACTTCTTCTAGCATAACTTTCTACAATAGATAAAAAGCCCTGTTGATTATCCATAATCTTATCAACACGATATACCCTTGGAAGATAGCTTAAAGCGTTATTTGCAGTAACTCCTTGCTCTCTTAGCTTTTTTAGCTTTTCAGTTAGTTCAGCTTTTAAAGCTGGTTCTACAGCTTCATCTATTTGTTTTTGCAACTCACGCTCAAACAACCTTACAGATTCAGCTTCTTTCTTTATAAAGTTAAAAGTCTTTCTATACTCTTTTGCGGCTTTTGTTACATACGGTGATGCCGCATCATTCATTTCGTCTACATCACCTCTACGCATAGCCATACCTACACGATGTCTAAACTGAACCTCACCAAGCGAATCACCACCCTTTACCATATCTGTAACTTTTGTTTTCATCATTGTTACAGCACGACCAGCATCCGTCTTTGGTACAGCTATATTCCTATAGGCAAGGTATGCTTCATCAGAAGCTCTAACGCTATCTAATAGTTTAGATAAATATGTAGTTCTAAATGTTGTCTCTACAGATTGATCCATTTCAAGGCCAAGGTCTGTAACCTTTTTTTGCATCATTCCCCCAACATCAACCATGCCAACAGCAAGGTTTCTTACAAATGGGTTTTCACTTTGCAACATCCTAGTTACAGGATTCCAACCTATCTTCTCAACACCAATACCAGTTTCTACTAAAGCTTCTGTCTCCATTTGAGCATAGGCGGCTTCCCTTGCTTTTTCAGGGCTTACTCCAGAACCAGCAGGCCTGTACAATCCTTCATCACTTATTTTATTCGTTAATAACTTTTGTTCTTGGGGAATAATCTTTGGTGATTTACCAAAAGCAACCGATAGACCACCGCCTAACAAGCTAGCACCTGTTAATATTATAGCAGTGTGGCTAGTGTCTCTTTGTGTATTTTGACTATCAATAAGTAGCTGTTCTGGTGCAGTTAAAGCGGCTGTAAACGCCGAACCACCAACAAAACGTCTAGTTCTATTTGCAGATTGTAATACTTTTAAAGGAGCAATAGGAGCAAAGGTTGTTGGCGTTGCCAATCCAGCAATCAATTGCTTGCTAACAGAGGGCGTGGAATTTAGAAGCATCATATCTTCCGCATCCTGTTGCATTCTTTCATATAACATCATTGATTCTGCTGGTGATTGAGACTGCCTAAATCTCCAAGTTCCATCAGAACCAACCTTACTTATAAGTTCCTTGTCTGCATGTGGATTGTAATCTGGTACAGGCTGATACTTTGAGTCAGTAGCACTAATCATTCTCACAAGAGATGGGACAAAGTTGTGCTGTCTAAAAGCAGCACCCCATACATCCCATCCATCTTCATCAAAAACACGATAATCATACTCATCAGCTTCATTTAGCTTTGACGGTATTCTTTGACCATACTGTTCACCATTGCCATAAAGCTGTGTATAACCACCATAAATATCCCCAGGATTAGGCAGTGTTTCAGATAGACCACTATCTTGAGGAACTTCCTGAATAGTAGGCTCTTCCATAACCTCTTCAGTTATAGGAAGTGTTTCTACTGTTTCAGCAGGGATGTCTAAATCCTCAATAACCTCTTGCGGAGGTTGAGCTATATCAGCAGTTGGGGCAGAGCCTAGCCCACCCTCTTCACCAGATATCATGGCCTCTTGTATGCCATATTGTTTAGCTCTAGCTAACTCTCTTTCAAATTTTTTTTTTGATTCAAGCTCTGTCTTAGACATGCCTGATTCTACAAAGTCAGCTTCTATCTTTCTTCTGGTATCGTAGTCGTCACCAAAGTCACGAAGGTTTTTTACAGCCGCACCCCAGTCATCTTCTGTTACCTGTCTCCAAAAGTTAGGGGTTTTTGTTTCCAAGTCACCATACTGAAAAGCTACAGATGCAATTACTGTTGCTTTGTTTTTAGGTAGCTCAGAAAAATCTTGACCTGTCTTTGCTTTCCATTTAGACGCAAGATTTTCTGCGGCTTGTTTATGTGCAAACTCATTTATAGTTTTAGCTTGTTTTTGGCTTACTTTAAGGTTTTTTGCCATTTCTTGTGCTTCAGAACCCTTGAAGCCAAGGAAAGGTTTTAACAAAGTTACAACATCTTCTGGAAGACCAGATAAATCTGACAAGCTTCTAGCACCAAGGTCAAAACCACTAGCAATAGTAACGCCAGATTTACTGTTTTTAGCATTGGGAACATAGCCAGTTAGCTTGTTTCCTTCACGCTCTTCAATAAACTTCCAGTCAATATTATTCATCTTACCAGCCTAACTGACGCCATAGGTCAATCATGTCCATAAACTCATTTACTTCACCCTCTGTAAGAGGTGCATCATCTAAATAGTTCATCTTATAACCACCAAATGTTTGGTTATATATACTAATTAAACCATTTAAAGTTCTGTCGTTTCTTCTTCTTTCAATTTGACGAAACGCAGAGTTAATCATTGTTTGATCCATTACACCAATAGCAGACCAAAAACGCTTTGAACGCTCAGATGTTAATGAAGATAACGCTTGATTATAAGCAGATTGAGAATCACCATCACCAAAAGCTTTTGTGTTTTTAAAATTAAAACTATATGCAGGAAAAAGTTCACGAACCTTACCATAGCTATCTTTTAAAACCACTGTATAAGTAGGCTCACCGCCGTATGTTTCATTTGCTACATAATGAAGAGTAGGTCCCGGCCTACCACCAGCAACCATGTCCTGACCAACATTAGCAAGCTCTTCTCTTAATCTTGGTATTTCTTTAAACAACTCAGGATTGGCAAAAATCTTATCTTTAATATCATTATCAATATCTTCAGGCTTTAGAGTAATTCCTGTATTGCCAGTTGTTGCTTGTGCAATACGCAATATAGGGTCTTTTCTTAACTCTATTTGACCTGTATCTGGATTTTTCTGAAAACCAACTCTTTTGCCTATTTGACCCAAAACATCTCTAACAACTTCTGTTGGAACAGCCATTGGATGCTTCATCATAGTGTTATTGAACATTTCTTTTATAGTTCTTTCAATAACAGGGTCAGCAATCATAGCTTCTTCAATATTCATTACACCAGCTTCGCCTGCCATTTGGTAAAGCATTTGATTGTCTTCTGGAGTAATGTTTGGCTGAAAAAACTTAAGAAAACCTTTTGCTTGGACAGCTTCACTAAATGCGTTTTGAAATACAGTGTCAAAGGTTTCACCACCATATTTTTCGCTTGCTACAATGCCGCTTGCATTTCTGTTCATGTTTGGAGCAACAGAATAGGCTTTCATGGCATTTTCAACGCCTACACGGTCAATTGCCCTTAGAAACTGAACAGTGTCCATATCTAAGTTTCTGTAAAATCTTGCTTCTACAAACTCTTCACGCTCACCTTCATGCTTTGCACGAATAGCTGACATACTTTGACCCATAATTTGCAAAGCTCTGTCTGCATTCTCAGGGGTGTTCTTTGCGTTTTTAAATATAACTTCTGCTTCAGGATGAATAAGCCCATCTGTTTCAACTGCAAATGCGGCTACAGCATCAACACTTGCTGTATAAACAGCCTCATCATCTGAAAGCAAATTAAAGTCAACCAATGAACCATTAACAATTACTTTGTCAAAACCATTGGCTTCTACCATTGCCGCCATTTCTGCTGAACTCGGCATAATATTATTAAGAGCTTTTTCTGTGCCTTTATTAGCAAGCTTTAAAGTATCAAACCGTGTTTCATATAAAGTCGAATAAGCTTCAACTTGGTTGATAAATTCTTTTCTGCTTGTAAAATAAGACCCTTCACCAATAACGCCATTTGCTTCCAAACCAGCAATGTATGTCTCGTTATTGTAGTAACGTGGAGGATGCGTAAAGCTAGACATTGGACCTAACTCACTTTGAATAAAAGAGCCTTGCTTCATTCCTCCTTGAGTTACAAAATATTGTTCTGCTTTTGCAAACTCAGCCCTAGCTTGAACGCCAAGTTTATAACTTTCTTTTCCTAGTGCATTTTCATCTACAAGACTATTAATCAATCTCATAGACCTTTGTATATTATCGAATCCAGTTACTTCAGGATTTTGAAGGTCTGCTAACGCATTATTGTAAACAGCAGTATTAGCTGTCTCTAATTCAGAGCTAATTTGCTTTGTATTAGAAACGCCTAATGTAAACAAAGTCGCTTGTCTTGTGCCGTCTAATTCATGAAACGGATGCTCAGGATTATTTACAGCGTCTCTAATATTAAACTTTTCTAAAACAATGTCTCTATAAATATTGTGATAAATATTTGTAAGAAAATCTTTTTCTTCTTTTTCTTGTGCTGTAGATATTGCAACAAGTCCAGTCATTGTGCTGTTTAGCAAACTATCTACGGCAGAAGCATCTATGCCCTCTGATTGAGCCGCTTTCATCTTTAAGTCAGCAATTAATTCGTAAGTTGCAGAAGCACCATTAATTTGAAAAGAACGCTCTACAGCCGCTTGAAATGTCCTCGACATAACAACTGTATTTTGAGTGTTTTCTAGCTGTAAAATTTGTTCTTGAGATAAACCGTCAGCTTCAAGAGATTGTTTAATTTGGTCTTGTTCTTCAAGTATTTCTTGAATAAGAAGCTCTTGACCTTCTGCTGGTAAGTAGTCTTCATCAACAGGACCTTTTGCAGTATGAACGCCTAACTTTACTGCGTTAGCTTTAAATGCGCTAATATTCTGAGATACATTATATTCCTTTGCTTCTTTTTGTTGCTGGGCTAATGCTTTGTTTTCAGCAATTGTATATTCAGCTACAGCTTTTGGTGCTAAGGAAGAATAAATTTCTGGCTCAAGAGTTTTTAATTCTTGAAGATAACCGTCTAAGTTAGCCCTAATTTTATCAGGGTCATTAGGATTGTCACTTAAAGATTGTTGAGCAGAAATTCTAATGTCATTAGATGCAGCAGAAGCATAGCTTGTTACAGCAGACTGCTTGTATCTATTAGCAACAGCTTCTTGGTCTTTTTTTGAAAATAAAGATATTTCTTTCCCATAATTTAAATTTGTTAAAGGAACAAGATTATTATCTTTGTCGTATGTTACACCAGCAGTTTTACCATCAATTTCAGCTTGAAGAATAGCATCATTAAACTGTGATTTTCTTTCTTCAGTACCAATATTAAATGCCATTTGACCGAGTTCTGCATAAGCTCTTGCGGCCTGTTTAAAGCCAGACAAATTAGGCATACCAGTGGGTTGCGTAAATACTTTTCTTCCTGACGTTGGTTTGAATACCATTATTTTTATCCTACGCCTTTATTAATACTATAAGCTTGACCAGCGGCTTTACCTAAAGCGGTTGTCATAGTAGCTCTGCCAGAGGCTCTAGACCCAGCGGCACTAATTTCATACTTTCTTCGGTTGGACATTCCCATTAATTTAATGGATGAAATGTCCTTTTTTGCTATATCTATTTCTGCTTTTTTAATAGCACCTACAGAACCTTGATTTGGAGAAAGCGCAACCCCTTGTGCAGACATTGAAGTGCCTAAAGAGGCTAATTGTTTTCTAAGCTGAGTGCGTCTTTCTTCTTCTTGCTGACGAGCTTGTATAGAAGCCATTTGAGCCTGTTCTTCGTAAGCCCTTGCTTCCATTTCACTTGCGGCTTTGGCTTGCCTAGCACCAGCTAAACCTACAACCAATCCAGCCGCTTGTAATGCAACCCCAACACCCATTACACTTCTACCTCTAGCATTATACCATTTATCGTTATCGGCAATGGCTCATCTTGCGTTAAAGTCACTGTACCTTCATTACCCCAACCTAGTAAATACACTTCTTTTCTACCTGTAATAGCATCTGGTTGATTAGCAAAGTTATTTGTGACTCTTCTAACAAGCAATGTTGTGCCTTTAGTTTTCACATTCAATGTTTCATTTAAGTCCAAAACAGCACGAACTACACGCCTTTTTTGACCAAATGATATACCATCTGGCAACTGAAACTCAGCAGGCAATGTAGTAAGCTCTGGAGTATACTCTAAGCCAACTTCAATATTGTCTACTGCGGCTGTAAGCGTAAAATCACCATTTGAATCTGTGGTGTAAGTCCCCATAGCATAATTTTCAGACTTAACAACAATCTGAGTGTTAGGTAAATGCGCTATAGTCCAGTTTGTCTTTGCTGTAGGATTGGTGTCCTTAATAGCTGAGTCTGTGTGATAATCATTGTCTAACAACTCAAGGGAGGTAAATGTTGAGCTATTAATAGTTCTTTCGCAAATAACATATACTTGCCTGTTAACAACAACGCTATTTTTAAAAGAACCTTGTGTTGACCATTCAGCCCAGCCTTGTAGCTGTTCTTTACGAATAGACATAAAGACAGGCATTTTGCCATCTTCATTAACAAGATAAAGATAAGCTTCAACTTGGTCAGATGCTTCACGTTGAGCAACCATTTCTGTTGGAACGCCTATCAAGTGAGGTGACAACAGTGTTAATGCATCAGCATTATATGCTTGGCTTATATCAGAGAATACAAACTCTCTAATAGCACCTTTAGACTTTGTAAGAAAAACAACAGCACCATCAAACTCAACAGGAACAACCTCTCCACTGCCATAAGAGGTTTGTTTCTTAACAGCAATTGTTGTAGGTGCAAGAGGCTTGTTTTCAGTTGTTGGTACATAAAGCTCTTGCTCAGAAGTAAAAATAGCTAAATGTCTAAAAGAAGATAGCGACTTAATTTCAGAGACTTGATTTTCTGCAATTTGAATCTGAATCGACTCATCATCTAATCCAGTACCCAAATCAAAATTAAAGTATTCACCTGTCTTCGACATAAACAGATGGTTTGGCAAGTCTCTTGAACCCCCAAATATAAGCCTTTGGTCATGGAACATAACACTTCGAGCATAACCATGCCTTGTGGAAAACACGGACTCTTTCCAAGTATCTCTAGCTGTTGTGTTAGCTACAGATTTGCTAAAATTGCCTGTTACTACAGTGCCAGAAACATAAGCTGTAATCTCAATATGAACAACTGTACCAGCACTATCTGTGTATTCCAGATGCTCTCCTACCCATGCAGAGGAAAATATAGAGGAGCTTGCTGTAAAGTTCTGTGAATGTGTGTTTGTATTTTGAGGTTGAATTGTTACTGCCGGATCAACAAAACGATAGAATGGCTCGTAATGAGCATCTCCGTCATGTACAAAATCAAAGTCAACCAAACTAAATGTAGATGCAGATGTTCTTGTAAGCTTCTGCATTAGCATATCTGGATGCACAATAACCATTGTATCTCCAGACTGAGCAACTCTTAAAGCACCTATTTCGCTTGTAGTCCAAGGACACGATGTAATTGTATCAGCTATATTTGTTGGGTCTGATACATCAACAACATCTAACTGACCATTAGAAAACAAAAGAATATAAGCTTCATCTTCGTCATAGACATAAGATTCAGTTTGATAGGGAATGTCTGAAAGTTCTTGAAGGTAACGTAATCCACCTCTGCGTCTAATACCGCCCTGAGATAGAATACGAAAGTTTTTAAGGCTTTTTACGCCATTCTTATATGCGTTTGAATCAACCCTTGAAGATAGCAAGGGTGTAATTTCCCCTGCTGTAAAGTTGGTGTAAAACTGACGAAGGAGTGCCATTCATTATGTACCTTCTATCTGCTGATATGCACCGACTCTTGCTCTACTGTAACGATTTAGGCGAATGCCTTGTGTTGTTACCTGTTGTGAGTCTCTAGCTTTTGCTTTTCTAAACTGCGCTTCTGCCAAGTTTGTGTAAGAAGTAGCAACATCGCCCTTTCTTGTCACAGACAAAGCCAAAACAGATGCAAGTCTAAAAATAACCCACATAGTAAATGCTGGAGGCCAATACTGAGTTTCTGGTCTAAAAACATAGTTTAGAACAACCTCATCAGCTACTTCAGCATTAATATAAACATAACGCTCATAGATGTCGTATGGCTGTGGAGTGTTGTCTATTGTAACAGTAAGTGCTTGCACAACAGGTGGATTGGTAGGCAAAGCATAAGCCGCTTCCCATCTATCAACAGGTGCGGCAGTAAGCCTAGACATAATCTTCTGACCTGTTGCAAAGTTCCAATTATGCTGTGCAAGGCAATCAGTAACTACATCCTCATATATTGTGTTAGCAACCAATGCTTCATCAGTAGCATCTGTAAATGAAGTCAAAGGCTCTAGTCCTATTAAGACCATAGCCTTTTGTGCAACTTCAATATCAGTGGATGGAGTAGTCGGCATTACTTACCGTATCCTTTACCCATTGTCTTTGTTGATTTGCCCTGTTTTAAGCACTTGCCTGCGGCTCTGCACTTTCCTGGATATGGACATGATTTACAAGGAGTCATTTTACACCCTTTCCTAAGGTTACGCCTTTACCAAAAGTTACTTTGTATCCTTTAGATACTTTCTCTTTTAACTTAGGTGAAGGGGCAGATTTCTCTGCCACCTTCTTTGTTTTTTCTTTAGTCATTAGCGACTATCTGTTGTCATGCTCACGATGTCGCCTGTGTCGACTACACCGCCAGAGTTAGAAACAACAGTTGCAATACCAAAGCCATTAGAAGCATTGACAAAGATAACGTCGCCGACATTGATTTCGCTAGACTTGGTATCAAAGTAACTAGCCGCATCTACTTGATTTAAAGTATCAGCAGTAGTTTTGTAATGCCAAATGTGGAAACCGTTGCCTGAGTAATTGACTAAGGTGAAGTCTGCGTCTACGAATGCCATAATAACCTCTCCTTATTTCTTCAGTTGCAGTTCGTAACATGCATCTGCATCAATGAGGGTAGCATTCATTTGCATCTTATTCAGAACAAAGTATGCGTCCTTATCGTTGTGATACTGCATGTTTGATGAAACATCTGAACCAATTGCATGACCAACTGCTGAAGAGTGCCAAGCAAAACACTTGCGGTCTACATTACCAGAGCCAGCTTCGTCTAGGCCTGAGAACGGAAACCATGTAAAGCCAAGCCACTGCTTTGCAGTGATTGAGTTAGCAAATGGCAAGTTTTCTGTACCGATATATTCAGCACGTGAAAACTCATCAATGTCCATCAACTGTGACCAGTTTTCCCAACCAACAACACAGTAACGCTGACCATCATCAGGAACATCGTTGTTACCGAATGCTTCCATCAGGCTAAATGCCCATGCCAGTGTAATACCGTTTGTTGTTTCGTTTAGGCTATTGGTTGTTGTGTCCATTGCATCCAAGATGAGTTCGTCAGTCTTACGACCAAGTGCATAAGCGCCTGACTGTTGTGCAACTAACATTTCATCGTGGTTGATGCGTAGTTGGTCTAGATCATCTACCCACTCACCTGCGAAGTAATCTTCTAGAGTAACTGAGACGTTTGTGTGATCAAGATTCATTGGTGCTACATTACCATGACGAGCCTTGGTTGTAGCGAAACCTTTACCGATTTTTTGGAAGGTGGTCTTATTCTTTACGCCATTAGCTGTACGAATAGTACCACGCAACTTAGAGCCTTGACGCTGGTACGCCATGTGGACGCCAGATTCAAACTCCTCGATAAAGGAGGTATCAATTGTTGGTGTTGCCATAACACCCTCCTTTTACAAGTTACATTAAGTTTTGTTCTTTCTGGTTATCTATCTACTTGGGGTCGTTGCCGATTATCCCTTGCGTCAAGGCCTTCTAGTACAATCACAGTTTCATATAAGACAGAATTAGAAAATTCACATTATCCATTCTGTCTCGATAATTGAGCAAAACCAGCCCTTACCTTAGAAATAAATGCTGGGTCTTTCTCTTTCCAATAACGTGGGTCGTTTTGCATAGACATAAGGTCTTCACGACTAATACGCTCTTGAAACTCTGAGTCTGATGTCATGTTGAACTGAGGTTGACCGTTCAGTTCCATCAATTCTTCAAACAGTTGAACCATACCAGCAGATGCAGGGACATTAGCAAAAACATTATAAGCTTCTTGGCTTAGATTGTTATGCGCCCATCCATCTACACGTTCTAAACGTTTTTCAGCATATTCACCTAATGCTTCTGATTCCTGATTCCAATCAGGACCTCTCATAGCATCAATTTGAATATACTCATTCATTAGCCCATCAAATTCCTCTTGAGAGAGGCCGTAGCTATGTGCGGTGTTTCTAAACCAATCTACCATTGGGTCATCATCAGCTACGCTATATTCAATGCCCTCTGGGGCATCAAACTGCAATTCATAATCTGCTGGACTAATAGGAGCTTGCTTGACAGCTTCTTGGTTAAGCTCTTCTACGATTTGGTTACGCAATTCTTCTTTGCGTGAGTAGAAGGCTCTTTCTAGTTCCCCGTAGCTATTTGCTAGTTCTTCTGGCCTTTCAAACTTCTCTGGAAGCCATTCAGGTCTTTCTGATTGAGTTTCCTGAGGTTGCTCCGACCCTTCGGCCTGAACCTCATTGGTTTCTACTTGTGCTTCTGCTGTTTCTTCCGACATTAACAATCCCACTTCCTTAGTGCTTTGTTGATACGGCTGTTAGGGTCATTAGCCGTCTTTTTACTTGTAAGCTTCTTTTTCATACCCATCATCCGCTTACAAA